GCCCACAATTTGGGCATACAGCTCCCGAAAATTCAAAATTACACTTTTTACATACAAAGGGCGGTTTTATATTTTTAACCTCTTCTATAATAGGTTTTTCAGTTTCAGTTTTAAGACTGGGTGCTGGTATAGAGTGTTTTATTTTACTAAAAATAATACCACATTGAACACACTCTTTATTGTCTGCTGTTTGTAACCTTCCACACTTGGGACAATCAATCATTTCCATAATAAAACCTCCACTAACTAAGGGGCAATTTTAATTATATATATCGGATTTAATATAATAGAGCTTAAAATTTTTGTCGCCGGTGTTTGAACTTATGAAAACAGAGGGTGTTACCCCGGACGGATCGGCGGCATATAAACCGCCCGGGGAGATTCAGCTGCCCGCAGCCAGGGCAGTATCAACATCTTCAACCTTTCCCCTCCCGACGGTAGAAAGTTTTTGTTCGAGTAGCTCCAATCGTTTGCGAATTTCAGCGTTTTCGGCTTTTAATTTTTGTATCTCATTATCTTGCGCCACAGTCCGGACAAAGGTTTTCAGGTTTTGATGTATAGCGCTTATAATGCCTATATCGCCATAGTTATATATTTTTCTGAGGCACTCAACATCCTCGCCAAATGTGCCACCTGGTGTTTCAACTGGATTGGACGGAGTGGATTGATTGGACTGATCTGATTCCGAAATAGCTGTTCTCTTGCGCCGCTCAGCCTCTTCTCTGGTAATAACCTCAAGATCCATTTTAAAATTATCAGTATGCTCCTTAAAAAGCCAATTCAAATCTACTTTCTCAAGTACAGCCCATTCAACTATTAATGGAGTAAGTGTATTTCTGTTTTTTCTGTTAATAAAATCGCTATCAGAAAGACCAAATAATTCAGCTATTTGCTTGTTTGTTTTATAGCCCTTTATTTTTTTAATTCTTTCAATCGTAAATTTATTCATTTTTTAGTAAAGAATGCTTGACAAGTTGACGATATCGTGAATATAATCGTTGCATATTTCACGTTTAAATAAAGTTAAAGGTTCACGATGCGATCAAAAACAATACGTTTAGAGCTTTTTAAGGTCCGCAAAATAAAAAACATGAGCCAGATTGCCAGAGAAACAGGCGTCACTCCTACAATGGTTCAAATGGTGGTTAACCGTGAAAGAAAAAGCACCCACATAATGAAAGCCATTGCTGAAGCAATCGATAAACCCGTTGAGCAGGTCTGGCCTGAACTTAAAAAAGCTAGCTAATAAGGGGCATCTTACAGGTTAAATATATAACCTGTCAATGTTCATTTTAAAGGAAGTTTGGACGTAAAAATCATAGAAGCGGGTAGAAAATGTACAATGAAACTCAATTAAAATTGTTCAAGACCCGAGGGATCAATCCCACATATGAAATAAAAAGGCAGATCCGCCTTGTTTTGTCCACATCTACGCTCTCCCGGGATCAAATATCAGATCGAATGAACGAACTTTCTGCCAAAGAAAGCATGCCAGGACAGAAAATATCAAAGGATAAACTTGATGGCTGGTGTAAGGACAGCGATCCTTCCAGGTTACCCTCCCTGGTTGAGCTGGTCCTGTTTTGCACCTCCACTGGTAACAATAGTCCTTTATCTGTCCTGGCAGATTCTCTTGGCTGTGAAATAGTTGGACATGAAGAAAAGAAGGTTCTCGCCTGGGGTAAGGCCGAGATTGAAAAACGAAAGGCTACAAAAAGAGCGCGGTTGGCGCTCGAGGAGATTAATTAATGGAAAAGGTAATGACAGTTTTAGATACCACTGCACAGCATGAGGAAATTAAAAGGCTGTTGGATTTATATTTAAAAGAGTTGGGGAAGTAATGGAGAGATCAGAAATCAGAGATCAGAAATCAGGTGTCAGACTGGCAGAAGAATTTAAGACTCTGATCAGTGTATCGGCCCTGCCATTACCGAAAAATCGGCTGCAGATAGTCTGTGCAGATTGTTTAACATACATGGGAGATAAGGACGGAGAGGGAAACACAGGGGTCTCGCATTCGCTCTGTCCGGCATGTGCAAAAAAAATATGGGATACGTTTGAAGCTGAGTTATGTGTAACCGGTAAGGTTGCCTATATAATATAGAATTGCAAGTTTAATGCCATTTAATATGGAGGCTATTATGACAACACGTAAATTCACAGAATGCATGGTAACAGGGTTTGCAATGATCGCCTGGGCGATTGCTTTTTCAGTGATTTTTTAGGTCTAAAAAAATTTACCCTACGATCGGGCATTTTGCCCGAAGGGTTTTTCAGACAGGGAGATTAAGATGTATGCACACCAGGTGATAGAAAATGTGATCCCCTTTAAATGGGAAGATGATGATTTTCTGCATGATATGACATACCTTATAAAAGAGGCACAAAAATTTCATGTGCCTGATCCTGAAATATTATATGACTTATTAATAGGTGACAGAGACCCAGTTGATGACCCTGCTTTCTTAGAAAAAATCATCAAAAATTATTGTTATCCACCCTATAAACTATGCTGGTTCGATTACTTTTCAGAACTTTACAAAGCAAAAATTGGCACAGTTGTTCACCAAACTGCGGATAGTCTGTTGGATGTATATATGTTTTACTCATTAAACCGGAACTGGCGGCTATACCCGATTTCCTGGAGAATAAAAATAGATAGAGAAACATTGCCAAGCCAATACAGGCCTTTAGACGACATTTCGTGGGGAGTAGAAGTGTGTGGCGAGTGTTTTTGTGATGACAACGAACTTGAGGAGTATATGACTCAAGGGGACGGTCGATTATTCAACGATGAAGATGAGTTTGCGTGGGATATAGTCCATATTTTAACAACGTTGAACATAAAAAATATAAAAAAAGAAAAAACTGAAGCTCCTACAAAGCTTAATAAAAAAAGAATTAAGAATGGGAAAACTTCGATCTATTCTTATTACACGTTAAAAATAGACATACTGAAATCAAAAAACGAAACAGAACAAACGGCATTAAGTACAGAAGAATCTTTCAATCGATTACATCTTTGCCGGGGCCACGTAAAAGAATATTCCGATAAAAAACCGTTATTTGGAAAAATTAAAGGTCTTTATTACTGGAAACCTCATGTCAGAGGTAGAAATAAAAAAGGGATAGTAATGAAGGATTATGAGGTACAGAATGATAAATAGTGAAGCGCACGCCACTATTAATGAAATTTCCGACGCGATTGGAAAATCAAGGATATCGATTCTCAAAAGGGCGAAGAAGGAAAACTGGCGATATATACAAGTTGCCCGTAATACAAAGATGTATATTAAAACTACTTTACCTGAAGATATCCAAACTGCGCTGGCTAAAAACGGCAAGATGTCCATTGATGCCCTGCCCGCTTTGTCTCCCTGTGTGGCACTGGCTACGGTTGAGCACCTGGCCGGTGATGTGCCTGCATATTTGGACGGGTTTCAAAGCCGCCTTCAACCTTCTGACGCCTGGACCGGCAACAATATTATAGATATGAATGTCATCAGAAACCCGCGTGTTGCCAAGTGGTCTCGGATTGTTACAGAGGCACAGAATGTTCCCCAGGGCTGGAAGTGCCGCGCCTGGGTTGAAGATGTAGCTAAACGTTATAATACCACAGCCTCCACTATATATCGCCAGATTAAAAAATATGATGAAAAAGGGCTGGCAGGCCTCAAACACACAAAAGGAGAGAGTAAGCCGCGCGCCTGGACGCCCGAAGCAATTGACTGGTGGGTGGGCCTTGTTATTAAACGCGAGCATCGCAATATGGCCAAGGATGCCCTGTATGCAACATTAGTCGCAAAATCTGTTGAAATGAATTGGGATATTGGCTGTTATGAGTCCGCCCTCTGGTGGCTTAACAAAAAGGTTACGCCGCAGCTTAAGGCTTACCAACGCGGAGGTTTACGCGCCCTTGATAACATGCTCCCGCCTGTGCTCCGTGATTATTCGGACTTAAGCCCGTTTGAGATACTTGTCGGCGATCAGCACCGGTTTGATTTTTGGGTGACTGATGATGAAACCGGCGAGGTATTTCGCCCTGAAGGGTACTTCTGGCAGGATCTTCGGACCAGGTGTTTTTATGGCGGCGCCATTGATAAAAAATATGACTCATACCTTATGGGAATGGCTCTGCACATGGGTCTTAAGATTTTCGGGCCGTTCGGCTCTATCTATAATGATAACGGCAAGCCGGAGCGATCCCGCTACATTATGAGCATTTTAAAAGACATGCGAGCTATCGGCCTGGAGGTTAAAAATGAGGTTGATGCCGATGTGGATATTGATTGCAATGCAGAGGAAATCAACCCACTCGCTACTGTGCCCGGTACCCAGCGCCTGGCGATCGTAAAAAATGCCAAGGCAAAGATGATTGAGGGCACATTTAATGTGCTTGAAGCTATCCTTGTTGACCATTTCTGCGTGCCCGGATCTACAGCCATCCTGGGCGGAGACATCCATGAAAACGACGTTGCCTGGGCTGAGATCAAAAGGCTAGGAGAGGCCGGTAAACTCCTCACTTACCGTGAATTTGTGCTCACTGTGCTTAAGGCAATGGACTATTACAACAGCAAAAAGGCGCACCGCGGTGTTTTAAAAGAATGGAAATGGCGTCCAAAACCCAAGAGCGCTACTCCGTTGGAATGCCTCAAACAGTGCGCTGTGGACGGCTGGAAGCCTGTAATGCTTAGCCAGGAGGCCATTGACCTGGTGTTTTTACCTCGCGTTAACAAGGGCCGTATTATTGACCGCGGGCGTATACTCTTCCAGGGTGAAACATACGAAGACAAGCGTGAACGCTGTGATTGCAGCGACGCAAGACCGCACATGATTGACCTGCACGGGAAGCGGGTTGAACTCAGGTATGACCCTCTTGACCCGGATTGGCTGCTTGTTTTTGATGATGGCAACTACATCTGCAGGGCAGAGCCGGTGGAATACTCTTCCATGATTAACCCGGATTTGACCGCGCGTAAGATTGAAGAAAAGCGACGCCATCGCAAAGGATTTATACTTGAATACCGGGCTCTTACGTCTGGCATACCGGATATGCTGGAGTACAGCAAGGTTTCCACCATTGAAAAAGCAGCCGCCGTGATTGGATCAGAGCGCAAGGCCATCCAGGAGAAAAACAGGGAAATTTACAGGGAGTTGTCTCCAGAGGAGATGGAGGAGGGGATCAGGAAGATTGAGGATAGAAGCGAGAAGTTAGAGGTCGGAGGGCAGAGGTCGGAAGTCAGAAGTCAAAAACCTCTCTCCAGGCCGCAGTACTTTCTTACAGAACTGGACAGGTATAAGTGGGTGATTAAGGCCGAAAATCATGGGGATGAGCTGGCCCAGGCGGATGTTGATTTTAAACAGGATTATGAAGGCCGGATGAATGAAGATCAGCGCGATTATTGGGAGACAGTGCGTGCGTATGAAGCGGTTTAGGCTGTAGGCTGTTAGGGAAGATAAGAGTTAACCACGAAAAACACGAAATACACGAACGGTAAAAGATGTAGGGGCACGGTGCCCGTGCCAGTATAAAGAAGGAGATGGAACGATGAAGGAAATATTTTTGGATACGGACAATGTTACACGGTTTAACGATATTTGTGCGGAGCTTGAAGACAGGCGGAGCCTCATAGGGCCTTCACTGGCAGTGGTTACAGGGCCTGCTGGCAGAGGTAAATCAGAGAGTGCAAAGAGGTACGCAGTGAACAGCAGTGCGGTTTATATCCCGCCCATGATAACCACCAGCCCGCTTACTCTCCTTCAGGAGATCACCATTGACCTGGCAAAGGTTCGGCCCGGACGCATGGCCGCGTGCCTGGAGGTGATCCAGTCTGAAATGAACCGATTGAGGCGCATCATTATTATAGATGAGGCGGATCTGCTGCCCATGAAAATACTAGAGATGCTCAGAAACATGAATGAGCGCTATGCATGCCCGGTACTGCTGATTGGTGAAGACGGGCTCAGGAGCCGCATTGCCACAAGACGCAGGCTATCAAGCCGTGTTCGGCGGAGCATGGACTTTGGTGCGATTACACAACCGGACATAGTTGTATTTTTTAGGAAATCCCTGGAAAAAAACATAGAGCCCGCGGTTGCAAGCCTTATTCACCGGCATTCCCAGGGAGACTGGAGGCCGGTGCTTAAAATAGCGGCGGACATTGAGAGGGCTATTGAGGCCTCCGGACTAAAAACTATACCTGAAGACCTGGTAAAGGCGATTATCGATGAAGACGGGAAAAGATAAAAACAAGCTCAAAGCTGAAAGCTCAAAGCTGGAAGGCAAGAGCCCAAGAAGCGGGCTGGCTGGGGATATCCGTCGTGTGCTCATGGGTACCTCCAGACCGGTTGCATATTCTACTCTGTATCGGGAGTTGAATGTTGCTCCGGGCAAGGAAGTAACTCGGGTTGTTTCGGCCATCGGTGATTTTGTTAAACGCGGGGAGATAATAAAGACGCCATCAGGTCTGATGAAATATAACAGCTCATACAAGGGCAAGGTCGGCCCGGTAAAGAGCAAAATTTTAAAAGCAATTTATATCTCAACGGAATTTACGCTTAGTGATATTGCCAGTCTGGCGAACACGAAAAAAAGTTATGTGCTTGATATTGTTGAAGAGCTGCTTGAGGCTGGCCATGTGGTAAGGGTTGGCCGGAGAGCTTGCGTGACAACGCCGGAGTGGGTTTATAACGTTGCGGACCGGGTAAAGTACCGCATGCAAGTAATGGAGTAGTCGCAGAATTTGTTTAGTTGGAAGATTTTTTAACCACGAAATACACGAAAGGCACGAAATAAGATGGCACAGGGTAATAACACAAACAGGGATAAAATGAGGTTGGCGCTGCTGGCCAAAGTGCATATTGCCCGCGCTAAACTGTGCATCGAGGAGGATGATTACCGTGACATCATTGAGGCCCATGCGCCAGGGAAACGCAGCTCCAGGCAGTTAAATATTAACCAGTTAAAAAATGTCATCCGGTATTTTGAATCAAAGGGGTTTAAGGTGCAGGGCGCAGGGCGCAAGGCGCAGGGAGGGTATCAGGTAACAGCCTTAAGGATCAGGGCCAGAGGCCTGCTGGATAAGGCTTTGGATGAGGGTTTGGTGACTTCAGCCAGCGGGCTGGTTAAAAAGATTTGCGGGGTTGATGAACTTAACTGGTGTAAGGATGCAGGGAAGCTCAAGAGATTGTTGGCGGTTTTGGAATCCATTAATAGCGGGCAGGCACGGGGGCCTGCCCCTACAAGGGGGACACATGCCTTTTAAAAAAGATGACCTGACGTTTGATGAGGCAAAGGCGCGGCTGCTGGAGGCTCTGTTGGATCATATGGGCAAAGAAAATGCTGTGGGTATGGACGTGCTTTATACCCAGGTGTTTAACGAGCCTGTGGCACACAAGATTAATGACACAAAGAAGATCAGGAAGCTTGTGACTGCTGTGCGCAGCCAGGGCCGGGCGATTGGGTCTACATGTGCCAGAGATGGCGGAGGATATTATCTACCCAGGGCAGGAAGCGAACTTGAGGAATATCTGGGTAGTATGCTGCACAGGCCTGCGCTTAAAAAACTGGCGATGGAGGCTAAGATCAGGAAGGTGAGTTTGCCGGAGTTGATTGGGCAGATGAGTTTGAATTTCAGTAGTCAGAAGTCAGAAGACAGAAGTCAGGAGATTTAAGATGGGAAAGAAGAAAATACCAGAGGTCAGAGGGCTGATGTCAGAGATCAGAGATAAAGCTGATGAAATGCTTATGGCTGTTGGGGCTTGTGAGTTGGAGGTTGTTAATATTGAGGCTTGCATCGAGGAGGAGATGAGCAAGATCCGTGATCGTTATGCCGGTGATCTGGCTGTTCTGAAAGAGATGAAAACCGATGCTGAAAAGGCTCTCAAGAAATTTGCGCTTAAAAACCGGGTTGATTTGTTCGGTTTGGATGGTGACAAGGTTTCTCTCCCTCACGGGATCATACTGTATGCCAAAGAGGATAAGGTCACTATCCCGAAGGATGCGGTTGAAAAGATCGAGGGGCTGGGCTGGTCTGACGGGATCATAATCGTTAAGAACATTGACCGGCCTGTAATTGAGAAATGGAATGATGAAAAACTGGCGGCTATTGGGGCGTCTAAAAAGCCGAAGGAAAATATTAGCTGGGAGATTAAAAAGAGGGCTGAGGGCTGAAGGCTGTTAGGTAAGATTTGAAATGCACGGAGTGCGATATGTCAGGATTAATAAAATGTTTTAATACAGGGTGTCGGGATTTCAGCCGGAGCGAGGTTAATAATTGCTCTCGGCCTCTTACCAGAATTTTGGAATGCCCGGAGGGAGTCGTCAGGACAGACAGAGGTCAGAGGTCAGAGGACAGAGGTCAGGGTAAGAAGGCTATGAGCCAGGTGGAACGGGACCGGATCTGGTACATTAAAGAGTTTAAAAGCAATGAATGTGTCTGCGGTGGTACCAAGCGGCCAGGGTCTTCGTTTTGTTACACCTGTTTTAAGTCTTTGCCATCGTCATACCAGGGGGCACTGTACCTCAAAATTGGCCAGGGGTATGAGGAGGCGTATGAGAATGCGATGGAGTGGCTTACGAATAATGGTGAAGGATGATTTGTGAATGGTGAATCAGATGGTTGTAATATTTTGTGTTTACAGGGCTCAAGGCGCAAGGAATATCGAATGGAATCGATAGAAAAAATATTGAACGGACCGGATTATTTTCTGTGTGATCGTTTTAAAACACGGATGAAAAAGGCGGATTGCATTAAACGTCAGGGCGGATTTACCTCGACTTTTGGCACATGGCAGCATGATCCAAATATGGGGATGTCATTCGAGGAATGCGTTGATTGCGCCCAGGGTAAGTCAATAAGAACTGATGTCGGAAATCTGAAATCGGCGGTCAGGGATAAACGTAAACCTACGAGGATGGATATTATAAAGAAGATTGAGGCGAGGTTTGCCTCTGGTGATGAACATATAGAATTAGGAGAAAAAATGACAACAAAAATATGTACAAAATGCAAAAAAGAAAAAAACAGAGAAGAAGATTTTCATAAATCCAAGACTGGATCGGATGGATATAAGAGCGTATGCAAAAAATGCACATCCGAATATATGGCTAACCTCAGAGCCGGAAAGGTTGGTGGGAAAAATGGTAAGGTTAAAAAAATAAAACCTGTTGTAGAGACAGGCTTAATACCGGCCTCAATAGAATCCTCTCTCGCCCGGGATATTGCCAGGGTCGAAGGGGAGAATGCGGTATCAATTCAGGAAGCTGCGAAATTTATAATTGCCAGTGTTAAAAAAGAACTCCTTGGCGCCATATTTAAGGAACTCAGGGGATAGATGCGTAAGGACATCTACATAGCGATTATCTGTGTCATCTGTTACGTGATCGGCTCCCTATTGGTGATGTCTAATAATAACCGCATCATCGGGCAGCAGCAGGCAGAGATTAGGTTGAGCCGGGAGTTGATCGCTAATCAGGAAATGTATATTGCCGAGCTGGAGAGCCGCCTGGCGGATAAATACAATCGGGCGGTTACTATTACAGCATATACTGCCCGCTCCCGGGAATGCGACGCCTCTCCTCATATGACGGCCATGATGGTAAGACCCAGGCCGGGGCGTACAATAGCGGTGTCCAGGGATCTGTTTAACGACGGTTGGACATTTGGCAGATCCGTGTATATCGCGGGTTTGGGTGTGTTTGTGATCGAGGATTTAATGCACGCGAGGCATACACAGAGGATTGATATTTTGATGCCGACGGTTAAGCAAGCCAGGCAGTTTGGTAAGGTTATGGGGCAGGCTGTACTTATAGCAGAGGGCAAAGCGCACGGAACAGAGGGATAAGATGGAAAGCATTATGAGGGTGATATCGGATAACAGGGTTTGGATAATGTCGTTATTGTTGGCGATCGAGATCCCCGTGGCGGTTTGGATGGTGGTCAGGTTGTTTAAAGATGGGATTGAAGAGTTTAACCACGAAACACACGAAAGACACGAAAGTTAAAACTGAGAGAGGTTAAAATGAAATGTCCGGTATGTCGGTCAAAATTTTGTGTTGATGATTGTATTAAAGAGGGGATCAAGGATGAGCTTGTTGAATTGGCGGCATTTTTCGGAGAAAAAAATTGGGTGCTTTTTAACGAATATTGCGACTGTTTCCGGCCTGGGCAGTGGGGATCAGTCGGCGAAAAAAAGAAGATTCGGCTTTTAACTGATATTCGCAAGCTGCTTGAAAAAGGTGAGTTTGAGTATGATGGAAAGCGATATTGTGTTGATAAAAGCCGCATCATTGCTGCAATACGGGCTGTTGTGGATGCGGAAAAGTACGGGTTTAAAAACCATAATTATCTGAAAAAAGTTATGCTTGGCGGAGAACTTGCCCAGGCGGACGGAAAAAATTGTTTGAAGCCAAAGAGGTTGAGTGCGGAGGGGATGACGGCCGCTGAAGAAACAGCAAGGGAGCGGCAGAGGGCTGAAGCCAGAGATCAGAAGCCGGATGAAAAACCAAAGACCCTTGCGGAGTTTAAAAGGGAAAGAGGGGTGCAGGATCTGGCGGAGCTGGTTGGACAGAAGATAGACTGATAGGACATATTTGACGGATCGGATATGAATAGATTTCTTAAAACCCTTATTATTGGTGCTTTGCTATGGTTGGGCATGGGCGCCATGCCTCTACAGGCACGGGAGGTGACACTCACATGGGATGCAAACAGTGAGCCGGATCTGTCGCACTATGTGGTATATTGGGGCACAGCATCGAGGATATACACGGCTAACAGCGGAAATATTGGGCTCAAAACAGAATACAAATGCCAGATCCCTGATGATGGCGTGGTCTATTATTTTGCAGTTACGGCGGTGGATACAGCCGGGTTGGAATCGAATTTTTCAAATGAGGTGAATACCGGGGAGGTTAAGCCCAAGATATTACCACCGGGTAAGCCGGTTTTTAAAAGGAAACAATAAATCCGGGAGGCAGAAAAAAATGGCAATTAAATCAAGGATTACAGCGCAAAAAACAGTGATTTTTGAATCTTCTCCATCTCAGGATGTGGTGGGTTACAGGATGTATTATTGTCCTGAAGGCGAGCAATTGACTGAGGATTCGCCATTTGTGGATGTGGGCGGCAGGCTTACGTTTGAGGTGCCTGGGGAATTTAACGAGCTTAAAAATCTGGATGGCTCATACAGGGTTGCAATGGTGGCTTATGATGATGAGGGCAACCTCTCTGCCAGCGGGCCAGAGGTGATAGTCCCTTTGGACTTTCTGCCTCCGGAGGCGCCGGGGGCCATAGAAGTTTCTTAGGCAGGCTAATTGCGTGGCTGAGGAGACTGTTTAGGTTGTAGGCTGGTAGGTTGCATCATCCAGGTATCAATGAGCTTAAACCTGACTATGTTGATGATGAGGGATAAAGATATAAAAACACTTGACAAAAGGGAGTAATTTTGCTCAAATTAATTAAATGCTGAAATCTTAAAGCGGAAAGAAAAAATCATCAGGCGGCTTCAGGCCGTCGGTCCCGTCCGGCGATATAATTTCTGCGACAACCACCCAATGGTGTTGCCCTGGGGGTCAAGCGAAAGCAGATCGCAGGAATTGCCGTTAACGGGGAAGGGCTGAAATAAGGCCCATTGCTGAGACCGATAACATCGGGCCGGCACTCTGAGACAGAGATGTCCCGGAGTGTCGGCCTTTTGTTTTTTTGGGGGGTAACGTTAATAGGATGAACGTCGAGCATCCAACAATAAACTTTGAACATCGAATGAACGGACCCGCCGTCGCTGAAGCTATGGCGGGCAAGAAGTATACGGTGGATCAGGACAAAGTTGATAGAAAGTTTTGCACTGAGAAGTGCAATGGCTGGATGGCCAAGACACAGAGATGTGGGACGTTTATGGCGCCGGATTGGCGGAAAAATAAATGCATGTTTGAAAGCCCCAGGCTGAGGCAGTTTATCTGAAGGCTGTTAGGTAAGAGGGATTCCTTGAATCAAGTCGCGGAATGACGGAGGAGAAAATGGCAGATAAAAAATTTAGATGTGCATGCTGTAATGAAAACATGATTGATCCACGCGTTGAGGCCATGCATGCCAGCATCGAGGCTGATGTGGGTGATAAGGTAATTATAATATCCGGATATCGTTGCGCTAAGCATAATCAGACAGTTGGTGGATCTCCAACCTCCAGCCATCTCAAAGGCCTTGCCTGGGATGTTGCGACGCCTGATTCCCGCACCCGATATCGTATTATAAATTCGGCAATCCGATTGGGCATACATCGAATCGGGATAGGAACTAATTTTATACACTTGGATATTGACAGGCAGAAAGAGCCGAGAGTGATCTGGTTATATGCATAAGGAGGAAAGAAAAGTGGCGACTGGAAAAGTTAAATGGTTTGACGAAAGGAAAGGGTTTGGTTTTATCGAACAGGAAAATGGGCCGGATTGTTTTGTCCATTATTCTGACATCGAGGGACCCGGGCGAAAAACATTGTTTGAAGGGCAGGCGGTGGAATTTTTGGCCCAGGCCTCTTCCAAAGGGCCGAAGGCGGTTAATGTAAGAAAAATTTGAAATTTGAAATCTCAAATTTGAGATGCACGGAGTGCGGCATGGATGTAACAGGGCTTGGATCAGTGGCGGAAATGGCAAAAGGGATTATCGATAAGATATTCCCGGATCGTATGTCTGAGGCCGAAAAGGCTGCCGCCCAGGTTCGCCTGCAGGCGATCCTCCAGGAGCGTGAGAACGCTCTGATCGAGGCACAGAAAGCCATTATAGTGTCTGAGATGGGACAGGGGGACTCATATACCAAACGCGCACGTCCAACTATTGTTTATGCCGGTCTCGCTTTCATCTTTATGGTTCACGTTGCATTCCCGATCATCACATATATCTCAGGCCGTGCTCTCCCGGAATTGTCGCTCCCCACAGAATTTTGGTGGTCATATACCGGTGTTTGCGGAGTCTGGATAATGGGACGCAGTATGGAAAAAAACGGGGTTAATAATAAAGTCATTAACATGATCACCGGAGGGAAATAATGGAATCTATGAGTTTGTCGCTGCTGCTGGATGTCTTCAAAAACTTTGGCCCTATCGGGTTGATTGCCTTTATGTGGTGGATGGACACGAAATCAATCCGAAAGATCATGGATGAAAACAAACAGTATGTCCAGGAAATCCTCGGCTCTTATAAACGGGACATGGCCGAGATTCGCCGCATGTACGAGGATAATGTGAGACTCGTTGAGTCTCATGATGCCCTTAACCGTAATTATGCGGCACTGGCCTCCGACCTGAAGGATGCATATATAATGACAGCGCAAATAAATCAGAAACTGGTGGACAGCATTGAAACAAACCAATATTGCCCGATGGTGAGGCTGGAAAAAATGGCACAGGGAGTACAAAGATGAATGAAAGATTAAAATACGAGGGACACCTGGCATTACTTAAACAGGATGTAATGCAGCTTAAAACCGCCCTTAACGGGCTTTTAAAGGCTATGCGGGAAAACCTTGATCCGCTTGAAAAGATCGAAAAAATCGATGCAACACTGGTTGCGGAACAGGCCCTTGATTTTGCAGGAAAGCACAGTGTGCTCAGGGAAAAACTTGCGGAAATTGCGAAAGCTGAAGAAATCCTGGGCAGATCAGATGCAGGGGAAAGACCGACGTGGCCATAGACCCGGATACCAGACAACGGGCTGAAGAGCTCTTTATCATTGATGGCCTCACTCTCCAGGAGGTGGCAGGGCAGCTTGCTATCTCCGGGCGGACACTGGCGAATTGGTCATCTGAGGGTGAATGGGTTCAACGGCGCCGGGAATATCAGAATGCAGCCAGGGATATAAAATATTACGGAAAAATGACCCGGCTGAAACTGATTAAAGACGCAATGACCTCTCTTGACCCTCAGAAGATTTATGCATTTGCGACGCTGGAGAGGACGATGGTTGAGCCAAAGGCAGAGGGCGGAAACCTGAATGCTGAAACCGGAGGGAAGGGACCTGATATCGAAATCAAAACGCCTGCAGAGGCAATAGCTGCGCTTCAAAAGGCTATAAATTTTAAACTTGTAAAAATGCTCGAACAGCCTGATACCCTTGATTTTAAAGGGGTACAGGATATTCAAAAGGCAATGAACCTGGCTGAAGAGATGGGCAGGAAATACAGAGGTTGTGAAGACAAGGAAAACGCCCTGGAGAATGAAGAGAGTGAAAATAAAGAGGTTATGACGGTTGATCGCCTCAAGGCAATAATCAAGGAGACTTACGGTGTCTGATTCGTTTTTTTACCCATACCAAGCATCCTGGATCGCAAATGATAAGCGATTTAAAATCGGTATGTTCGCCAGGCAGACGGGCAAAACATTCTGCACAACATTTGAAATCGTGCAGGATTGCCAGTTTGCTGATATGGCAAAAAAAAGAACCCGATGGGTTATTCTGAGCCGTGGTGAAAGGCAGGCAAAGGAAGCTATGGAGGAAGGGGTAAAACGTCATGCCCAGGCGCTTGGCACTTTAATAAAATCAACTGAGTATGATTACAAGGGGGGAGATGCCACATACAGAGCCCTGGAGGTTGAGTGGCCTGAAGGCTCTAAGATAACAGCTCTCCCGGCGAATCCTGACACAGCCCGTGGTTTCTCGGCCAATGTTTTTCTTGATGAGTTTGCATTCCACCAGGACTCAAGAAAAATATGGGCGGCTCTTTTCCCCGTAATCTCGGCAGGTTGGAAACTACGCGTTGTCTCGACACCAAACGGAAAGGGCAATAAGTTTTATGATCTAATGACCTCTAATGACAGTATCTGGTATCGCCAGACCACTGATATTTATCAGGCTGTTAACGATGGCCTGCCCCGCAACATCCCCGAATTGAGAGCTGCCCTTAATGACGAAGACGCCTGGGCGCAGGAATATGAACTGAAATGGCTTGATGAAGCGAGCGCGTGGCTCCCGTTTGAACTTATAAGCGCTGTTGAGCATGAGCTTGCAGGTTACCCTGAGTATTACGCCGGAGGCATGTGTTTTGTTGGCGTTGATATCGCAGCCAGAAATGACCTGTTTGTTATATGGGTGCTCGAAAAGGTGGGTGATGTGCTCTGGACTCGGGAAATAATAGCCAGAAAACGAATCAGTTTTGCTGAACAGGATTATCTGCTTGATGATGTTTTTGGCCGGTATAACGTGATCCGCTGCGAGATGGACCAGACAGGCATGGGAGAAAAACCTGTTGAGGATGCAAAAAAGAGACACGGTGAGTACAGGGTTGAAGGGATATTGTTTACATCTGCATCAAAACTACACCTGGCAACCGTAGGCAAAGAGGCGTTTGAAGATAAAAAGATCAGAATACCAATGGGAGATCAGGCATTAAGATCTGACCTCCATAAATTGCAAAAAGTTACAGGACCGACTGGTACACCGAGGTTTGTGGCTGAGTCTGACAGCGCGGGTCATGCGGACAGGACATGGGCAGGATTTATGGCTCTTGATGCTGCGAATATTCCGGCTGGCCCAATTGAATACCAGACCATACAAAAACGCGCCTTTGGCGGAATAAAAGGGGCATGGTAATGCGCATAGGGCATAGAGCAGAGGGTTAAGAATATGACAATATTAGATCAATTCGGGAGACCGGTTGAAACCCGTAAAAAACCTGAAAGCAGGCCGCTCGCAGCCGCGCCGGTGATGGATTCATGGCGCGAATATGTTACAAGCGGGCTCACACCTCAGAGGCTTACAGCGCTTTTACGAGAGGCGGATACCGGCAATGTATCACGTCAAGCAGAACTGTTTGAACTGATGGAAGAGAAAGACGCTCACCTTTTAGGAGAGGGCGAAAAACGCCGAAACGCCATACTGAATATAGAATTCAAAGTTTTACCTGCGACAGAAGATAGCAGAGATGTAAAGGTTGCAGAATTTGTCCAGGAGTACTTCGATAATATGAGCGACTGGGATGATACGCTTATATCTCTCCAGGATAGTGTAGGCAAAGGTTTTTCGGCGCTCGAAATTACGTGGGATACATCCTCAGGACAGGCAATGCCAAGCGGGCTTGAATTTATAGAACAAAAACGGTTTTTGTTTACAGATGAAAGGGGTTATTTGCGTAAATACCCAAAACTTATGTCGGATGCGCATATGATGGGTGAGGAAATACCTAGTTGGAAGGTGCTCTTCCATCGTTATGGCGGCAAGGCCGGGCACGCTGCAAAATCCGGGCTCTATCGCGTTTGTGCCTGGATGTTTTTATTTCGCAATTACTCGCTTAAGGACTGGATGGCATTTTTAGAAGTTTTCGGGATGCCATTGCGTCTTGGCAAATACGAGGCCGGAGCATCCACAGAAGACAAGGATGCACTTATTGCTGCGATCCAATCCCTGGGCTCTGATGCAGCCGGAATTATAAGCAAAAATACAGAGATCGAGTTTGTTGAATCTGTAAAAAAGGGGACCACTGGCGATAATCCATACGATGCAATGCTTAAATTTTGTGCCAAGGAAATAAGCAAGGCCCTGCTGGGCCAGACCCTTACCGCTGACGTGGGAGAGGTTGGCTCATATGCAGCGACGCAGGTACATAATGAGGTACGTATTGATCTAGCCAAAGCCGATACCAGGGCGATTGCATCTACCGTGAGATACCAGCTTATACGCCCGCTTGTAGGGTTCAATTATGGCTGGGATACTCCAGTGCCGGGTTATAAGGCTATCTGGAACGAAAAAGAGGACCTTAAAGTTTTAAGTGAGGTTTATAAAAACGTTATCAGTTTCGGCCAGCCTGTTTCTGCAGAGCACGTGAGTGAGCGATTCGGAATCCCGCTTCCAGAAAAGGATCAGGAAATTTTAGAACCAAGGTCTCAGACACCCGTTAATTTCGCCGCCAAAAGGCCCAAAAAAGCCGTGGCTGTGGCGAACGCTAAAGACAATGGGTATGCACGGGCAGTGGCAAAAAACGATCCTGGGCCGGATTTTGACCCTGAACAGATGGAACTGGAGGAACTGGCGGATGATGGGCTGGGTAAAGCATCGGAAATCATGAAAAGGCTGGACGCCCCTGTTCGCAAACTGATTGCATCTGCTACGAGTCTGGATGAGCTGAGGGATACGATATTTGAGGTTTATGCGGGTATGGATAAGGCGGATATGGAGGCCCTTTTGAGGGATGTACTGGCAACCGCGGCTTTAGCAGGAGCGATGGATGCCGGAAGAAGCAGAGCGCAGAGGGCAAAGCGCAAAGTGTAAAAACCACATGCTCTATGTGCCATGCACTTAGCGAGAATTTATGCAATTTGTAATAAAAATAGCAGATGAAGACAAGGTGATCAAGGTGCTGGATGGGATCTCCGACCGGGCCGCGGATCTGCATGAGCCTTTGGCGGATTTTGGCGAAAGGATGGTGCGTAAAATATCAAAACGGCTCTCAGGAGACGCTCTGGATGTTAATACCGGCAGGCTGCGAAGCAGCTTGACATATGCAGAAACTAAAGGCGGGTTGGAGATATCAGCGGGCGGCGGGCCTGGTGAGGTTGATTATGCGGCTATTCACCATTATGGCGGGATAATAAAGCCCAAAAATAAGAAGTTTTTAACGATCCCGTTTCCCGGGGGCCCGGCAGATACGAAAGTACCCAAAAGGGCAGCGGATTTTGAGAATACATTTGTGGCTAAAGGAATAATTTTTCGCAAGCAGGGCAAAGGGTTTGAACCCCTTTTTATACTCAAAAAATCGGTCACAATACCGGCGCGGCCATATATGTTTTTAGAAGATTCGGACGTGGATTATTTAAACGATTCCATAGCGGAGCATATAACGCAAGGCGCATAGGGCATGGAGCATAGGGCATGAAATTAATGGCATTTGCAGAGGCAATTGAATTTTTTCGGGATAAGGTGGACATGACGTCCGCGGAATATGACGCCCTGGTTGCGTCTGTCGGGGAATATGCCAACAGCATGGCGTTTACCGTTTCCCGTGTTGCCTCTGCAGATATTCTTCAGGGCCTGCATGATGCAATATCAAGGGCCATCGAGGAGGGAACTACCTTTTGGGATTTTAGAGAGGATGTGGACGCTCTTATGGAAAAGCTTGGCTGGGAAGGCATGGCCCCGTACAGGCTTGATAACCTTTATCGCACAAATATTCAGACAGCCTATAACGTCGGCAGGCACAAACAGATGAAGGCGATCACAAACAGGCGTCCATACTGGGAATACGATGCGGTAAATGATTCACGTACACGGCCCAGCCACATGGCACAGGACGGTAAGATTTATCATCATACTCATCCGTTCTGGGATACATGGTATCCGCCGAATGGTTACAGATGCCGCTGTCGGGTAAATTCTCTTTCTGCCTCCGAAATGGAAGAGGAAGGGCTGATAGAGTCCACGCAGGGTACAGATTTAACGCCCGATGAGGGATTTGGATTTAACCCTGCAGAACAAAAGTGGCAACCGGATTTAAGCCGGTATTCGGATTGGCTCAGGGATCAGGTGGCTCAGGAGTTGGAATCAGGTTTTGATTAATGCCTGTTGCGCATAGAGCATAGAGTATAGCGCATAGGGAAAGAGAGGATAACATGAAAGCTCATATTGCACAGATAATAATCGCGGCCATACAGGCTGTTAACGATGCTCCTGAATGGTTTCTCCTCTTTAAAGAGGGCTGGAATGATATTGAGGGTGAAGGGCAGTTTTTAGTCGATGCCAAGGCCTTTGAGCTTGTGTATCACCTATTTAACGGACGCGGAAATGACATAGTGATTGACTATGAACATGCAACAATCAACGGAGACAAGGCCCCTGCTGCAGGTTGGATAAGTGAGCTTAGATATACAGATGGCAGAGGCATTGAGGCCAAGGTTACATGGACAGCCGAGGCAGCGGAGTATATCAGCAAAGGTGAATACCGCTATTTCTCACCGGTTTTTTACGTGAGAAAGAGCGATAAAAGGCTTGTAGGCATCCATTCGGTGGCCCTTACAAACGCGCCGAAGATAAACAATTTAACCCCGATCCTGGCCAAGCTGGGTGAGGATTTTAAAGAAAAGGAGGACAAAGGCATGAACGAACTTTTAAAAAAACTCATAGCAAAGCTTGGCCTTAAGGCCGAGGCGACGGAGGATGAGGTACTGGCAGCAGTGACAGCAAGTTTGGCAAAAAACACTGAGCTTGAAAAGCAGGTTGCAGCTAAGCCCAAAGAGGTTGAAGTAATTGCAAAGGATGTTTTAACAGCTCTCGATCTCAAGGATGGTGACAACATATCAACCGTGGTTGCCTCTATCCATGCACTCAAGCAGGGTGCTAAGGGCATGGTCTCAAAGGAGGAGTTTGACAAGCTCCAGAAGCAGATCCGCGAGAAGGATGCCTCTGAGGTCGTCGCAAAGGCAATGGCCGATGGCAAGGTTACTCCGGACCAAAAAGACTGGGCAATCCAATATGCTGAGCGTGATATCGAAGGTTTTAAAACCTTTGTTGCCAAGGCCCCGGTTGTTATCCCTATGGATAAGCTGCCTAAGCAGGATAAAAAGGCGGATGCGATTATGGCAGATGAGGCGGTTCTCAATGTCGCTAAACTTTTCGGCAATACAACTGAGGATATCAAAAAGTATAGCGGGTTGACGGCCTAAAAAAAAGATGAGATCGGTGATCTGAAATTAAAACAATAATCTTTTAAGGAGGTTTAAATATGTCTTTAACAGCAGATAAAAAACTTGAATATACTGAGGGCGTTGAGCATGCGTTTGATGTATATCGCTCAACAACAATTTTCGGCGGTTCGTTGGTTTGTGTACGCGCTGATGGTTATGCAGTTCCGGGAAGCGATGCGAGCGGTCTTATTTTTGAGGGTGTCGCTACTGAAAAGGTAATAAACTCCGGCAATGACGGTGACGCCAAGGTTGTATTAAGAAGGCGGGGGCTTTTTAATGTGAAATTAGGGCATACGGTTACCATTGCTAATATCGGCGATAATGTATTTCTGGTCGATGATGAGACCGTCGATTTAGCCGCACAAACTACCTATAATATTTTTTGCGGCATTATCGCAGGCATAATTGACTCAACACACGCCTGGATCGATATTGAGCCTGCGATAAAGCAGGCGGATTTGGCTGCACATATTGCTGATACAAGTGGCGCACACGCTGCCAGCGCAATAGACATGACGGATGCTGGTGATCATTTTTCTGCTGCCGAGGCAAGCGTTGAACATGCCTTACAAAAACTGGCTAAAACCATTCCCCTTAATTTTGCCCTAGCAACGATAACTTCTGCTGCTTCTGACCAGAAAGTGGTAGAAAATTTTGAGCTGCCGGTAGCAGTGCGAATCAAACGGGCATATGCAACCCTGGGCACTGCGCCTGGTGAAAGTAAAACGCTCACAATCGAAATTAAAGTCGCATCAGGAGCAGACGCTACACTGGTAGCAGTTGCTGGTACAGCCACAAATGCAGAGGATGAGGCACTTGATATTGCAATCCCGGCTAATACTGACTTTGATATTCTACTGACTCAGGATACGGGCGCTGCGGCTGATCTGAATCTCATGTTGATTGCTCAGATTGATGACGGCGAATAGATAAATCCAGCCAGGCATATGCCTGACGCTATAATATTAAACTTTTAACAAGGAGGATTGACATGTTAGTTAACAAAGATAATTTGACTGCGGTTTTCATCAACCTGAAAACCACATTCAACAAGGCCTTTGATGCAGCGCCAACTTTATGGCAGCAGACAACCATGCTTGTACCATCAGGGTCACGCCAGAATGATTATTCATGGCTTTCAAGATTTCCGAAAATGCGCAAATGGTTAGGGGATAAAGTATTAAAAACGCTTGAGGCTTTTAAATATACGATCGTCAATGATGACTGGGAAGCTACTATTGAGGTTGACCGCAATGATATAGAGGATGATACAATCGGAATTTATCAGCCGCAAGCAATGGATGCCGGATTCAGCGCAAAACAACTCCCTGATGAGATTGACGCAGATCTTAAAAATAACGCATTTTCTAATTTGTGTTACGACGGACAGTATTTTTACGACACAGATCACGAAGTAGCTGGCGCTAGCGTCAGCAACAAGGGGACTGCTGCACTCTCAGCAGCTACAACAGCAGCAGCAGCGGCTAGTTATGGCGCAGCAAGGCTCGCTATTATGAGTTTTAAAGATGATGAGGGCAGACCTCTTGCGCTGATTCCGGACTTGCTTGAGGTTCCACCTGCGCTGGAAGCGACTGCAAAGTTGTTGCTCGAAAATGATAGACTCACTGATGAGAGTCCTAATCCATACAAGGGCACCGCTAAAATACTCGTCAACCCCAGGCTCACAAGCTCTACTGCCTGGTTTCTGCATGTTACGAACAGGCCGCTTAAACCCTTTGTTTATCAGGAACGCAAGGCCCCTGTTTTTGTGCAGCAGGTGGGCGAAGAGGCGGACAGCGTGTTTATGCGCAAAAAATTCCGGTTCGGCGCTGAGGCAAGATGCGCAGGCGGATATGGTCTGTGGCAGATGAGCTATGGATCAACCGGGCAGGGATAACGCACAGGGCATAGCATAAAGGGCATAGTGTTATATGCCCTTTGTCTCAATCATTAAAAGCGGAGGAAATAATGATCAAAATAACTAGTAAAAAGCATCTGTTCAGGCGGTGCGGAATTGCACATCCGAAGGGTCCGGTTGAATACCCTGATAATAAATTTTCCACCAAAGAGCTGGAAATTTTACAGGCTGAACCTATGCTGACAGTTAAACTGGAAAAGAATCCAGAAGGCGATGATCCAAAATCGGAAAGTAAAAAACAAAAGCCGAAAAGGTAAAAAATAATGACATACAGCATACAATCAGACATTGTTGATCAACTGGATGAGGATAGCCTTATCCAGTTGACCGATGATGAAGATGCCGGTGAAGTAAACGAGGGAAGGGTTGCAAAAGCCATTGCCGATGCGGATGCTACGATTAACGCCTACTGTCAGGGCATATATATGATCCCTCTTGATCCCGTGCCTGATAAAATCAGGCAGATCAGCGTTGATATAGCCATATATAATCTGTTTTCACGACGCGGTGATACGGCGCCGGATATCAGAATTGAACGACATAAAGAGGCTATCCGGTTTTTGGAGAAAGTAGCGGACGGCAGGATCAGTCTCGGGGCAGCAACACCGGCTCCGGTTAATACCCGCGACACAGTTAATATTTTGTCAAATGACCGGATATTTGACCGGTCAAAAATGAGTGGTTTTTAATGTCCGGCAAGATGGGAAAAAAGATCAGACAGATTGCGCGCAGGGAAGCAAACGAAAGATTTATCGCGATGATCCGGCAAATAGGACAGATGCCATTTAAAAAACGTCTATGGTTTGCGATTAGAATTTTGAAGGGGACAAAAAATGCATGAACTTGAAGAGCTTGAGCAATTGGTCTTGACAGCCCTTGCGCCATTAACCTCGCAGGGGGTAAAAACCCTGGAGCTTTATGCCGGGCAGGCTGAGGCTGAGGATATTGAGGAGCTCGCAAAACTGACAAAGCTTTTCCCGTGCGTTTATGTAGTGGCAACCGGCCTCTCTCTCAGGAATAAAGATCGGTATGATGAAGAGGATATCGGAGTTTTGCTGATCATTGGCGATAAAAATTTGAGGGGCACTGAGCATGCTAAAAAGGGCAGCTCAACAAATACCGGGGTATACGACATCCTGGCGCTGAGTGAAACTTTACTGCATAGAAAAAAGATTCACCCATCCGGGATAATGCGGTTAAAGGGCGCAGCACCGATGTACCTGGCCCCCAAAAAAGGGCTCTGTTTTTATTCGGCGAAATATGAGTTTCAAACGATTAAATCAGTCTGAAGCGGTTTAGGCTGAAGGCTGTCAGTAAAAGCCTAAAAACCTAAAACCTAAAAACCTTTAAGAAATGGAGGAGAAAATGGCATTAGCATCAAACGCAAATAATATTCGTTATAACGGCACAGGCAGGGCTTATGCGGGCGCAGTGGGCGGGGCATCATTCGATGATCTGGGGGAACTTGAGACCCTGGCATTCAGCCTGACGCAATCTACCGAAAAAATGAAAAGCACCCGGAATGCCTCACGGGCAACAATACTTGAAGTCTAAAATGAGGCGGAGGCACAGCTCACCTTCGGCCTCCGGGAAATGACAAATGAAAATCTTAAGATGGCGCTCATGGGAGCGGCCATCAATACGGCTAATCAATCAGCAGGTACTGTAGATGCGGATGAAATCGGGGCATCTGCGGATGTTGCTCTGGTTGATGACCTTTATATTGACCTGGGGCACCTTAATGTGTTTTCGACCAAGCTCACAGGCGAAATAACCGGCACACTTGCCACCGGCGACTCTGTAACCCAGGTAACATCTGGAGCGACGGGCAAGATCGCATTTAAGGGCGCAGGGTTTATTGAGCTGGTTAACGTATCCGGTACATTTGTGCCGACCCTGCAGGTATATAAAACACAGGATACCCATTATATAATCCCTACCGGGGTAGAATTGCTGGAGGATGTTGTAATTACAAATGCGGCTGGAACGGCAAGGCGTGTGCAAGGCGATGACTATACCCTTGACCCGGATTATGGCTATATCAGAAAGCTATCAGGCGGTGACATAATCGACACGGATTTAATCTCATACGATTATGAAGCTGTAAACACAAAATATATACACGGCATGAGCGCAGGCAGCGTGCAGAAGAAGCTCATTTTTGTATCTGATAAGGATGATGTGGGCGTACGCACAAGATGGACATTTCATAAAGTGAACATCCTGATGAACGGCGATTTCCCGATGATAGGCGAAGGCGCTGCGATCCTGAGCGTTACGGCCAGCGTGCTTAAGGATGCAACGCAGCCGAGCGGGCAGGAGTTTTATAAGGTGGAAACCATCGGCTAAAGCCGATATTTGATTGAGATTTGAAAATCACATAGTGAAACGGGGTCAGAATGAGAAAATCAAAAACAATAAAAATTGATGACAAGGAAATAACCGTTAAAGAACTCCGGATCAAAGACGTTCGGCAGTTGCTCGAAATGACTGAAACCAATGAAGATGACATCATGTCTTTACTGGGTGGGTTTTTGCCCGTTGTAACTGATATTAAAAAAGAAGAACTTGAAGCGATGGCTCCATCCGAGCTGAAGATAATCTGGGAGGCATTTAAAGAGGTGAATGCCGATTTTTTAGAATGGGCCGGGCGTCTGGAGATAACAAAGATGCTCGGGAACTTGATAAAGGCACACTTGACAGAGGCATTTGCAGACTCATTGAACGCGGTCACGCAAACGCCTGGGAATATGGATGGTGTTTCTTTACGGTCGCTCTAAATGAAAGCGCCAGTCTCAATAATGAGAAAATAAGAGATATGGCGATTGCTGTCAGGGCAGGGTTTGCTGATCAGGAGAGTTGGCAGGCCTTTTTGAAAGAGTTAATAGCCAAATAGTGTTTAAAATGCCGGAGAGAATAAACCAGAGACCGGCCAGTAAAATAAAGAAGGTTGCCCAGGAGAGGCTGTAAATGAAAGGCATTGGAACCAAAAC